GCGATGTAATTATTAAAGGCCTGTACGATTTGATCGTGTAATGTCATAACATTCTCCTTTATTGTAGTATATTATATGATGATTTTAAGTTAGTGTCAACCATTAATTTGCAAAAACATCAGGTGATCCTGTCTGTGCGGCATTAGGAACCCAAGATCCATGTCCGCCTGTCGCATCACCTTTTCTATGTACACCAATATCGTTTACATAAACATTAGGTGATAATCCTACAGCTGGATCTCCACACACAGTTGAGTCTGTACCTGCACCCCTTATAACAGGTTCATTATTTGCAAAGACGTTAGGTGAACCACCAGTATAAGAAGTTTGATGGAATGGTCCAGGAGACGGACTTGCATGTCCTACATGTAAATCTATATTTGCTCTTACTACTTCTGGCATAATATTAAACCTTTAATACACATTCAATTAACTTCTCAGTATTTACATCACTTGACTCTAAAGCAATACCAACTAAGGCTGTGGTTTGCATTGTTGAGCAATAACCATCTTCCCAAGCATAAACTGCTTGCCCCTTTTGCACAGGTCCTGATACTCTAACAGGAACTCGTCCTTTAAGAGCAACTGCTTGACCGTCAGCATCTTTGTTCATTAAGAAAGCAGGATCTGCACTGATAACACCTATGCATATTTTGCTTTTATCGCATGCTGTTACTTCTTTTTCACCACCAACGCAAATTGCAGTACCAGTAGAGTATAAAATGTCACTGTCATATATCTCAGCTAAGTCAGCGTACTGTGCAGATGTAGCAGTCCCTTCGAACACGCTGGCATAAACTGTATTCCATTTTGCACCTGATCCCCCTAAATTTCTATTGTTGGCAGTTGAATCAGGTAAAATATCAGTATTTGCAGTATTTCCTCTTCCTAACACACTGCTTAGAGTATCTGATTCTGCTGTGAGATAGGATTGCAAATCACTTATTTGACTCTCTGTTATACTTACACCAGTGTTAATAGCAGTTTGGTGTTGTGTAACACTGCTCTCACTTATATCAGCGTCTGGTATATCTGTGCCTTGTTCATGATAACGTCCGTCAAGGTCAACTGTAACATCTGTGCCACCAAGTCTGCTAAGAGTAAGCACACCAGTGCCAGTGGTAAAACTTGCACTGTTGACATAATCGTTTTCTGCCGCAGCACTAACATCTACTGTTGTTGCAATAGTTTCGTATGTCGTGCCATCTGTTGTTAGTTCCCAAACGTCAGAACTGTCGTTCCAACGTAGCTGAACATTATCTCCTGATCCTCGTTCGACTTCAATGCCTGCTGTTTCACTACCTGGTGCTCCGCTTTTATTATTATTCAAAACTATAACGTTATCATCAAGGGTAATAGTTTCTGTATTAAGAGTTGTAGTTGTGCCGTTTACTGTCAAATCGCCATCTACAGTTAAATCATTGAATGTAACATCACTTGTCGTTGCCACAGTCTGTCCAATAGAGATCTCACCGTCAGTGATTGAAACTCCTGTGCCTGCACTAAAATGAGCTCTTACTTCACTTGCTGATGGACCAGTATATGTAAATACACCAGTTCCGGAATCGTAAGCAAATGATCCATCACCACCTGCGTCTGTTGCAGAAACAAGTCCTCTAACTTCTGAATCAGTTCTTTCAGTAAAAGAAATTATACCAGTATCACTGTCATATCCTAAGTCACCTGAAACTGAAATTGCAGCTCTTGCCCTCGCATCAGTGTAATATAAATTTGTATTTTCAGTTATGTTGCTTGTATTGAATTCAGTAAAATCAAGATCAAGTGTCAAACTATTATCACCATCATTATAAGTTTTACTTAAACCTGTACCAGCTATTAAGAGTGCATTTACTCTATCATCTACTCTTTCATTTGTATAATATAAATTAGAAGTTCCTTCTGAAAGGTCATCTGTATCGTTAGCACTAAGATCATAACCACCAACACTGCTTGCATTAATAGTAAATGAGTTGCTTGCATCATCATATACAAAACTTATATTAGTACCTGCTTGTAGTAAAGCATTTACTCTATCGTCTACTCTTTCATTTGTGTAATAAAGATTTGTACCTTCAGCGAGATCATCTGTAGTTTTAGACAGCAATCTTGTATCAAATGCACTTTCTGTTCTTGCAGTGGTGTAGAATAAATTTATTGCTCCTTCTGGAATGTCGTCTGTAGAGTTTGCACTCAAGTCGTATCCTTGAGCTCCTGTAATAGCGGCGATTACCAATTGATTAGTGCTATCATTATAGGTAACACTTATATTTGATCCACCGTCAATAAGAGCGGCAACTCTATCATCTACTCTTTCGTCAGTGTAATATTTGTTAGTTGTGCCTTCTGATAAGTCATCTGTGTCTTTACCATTAAAATTAGTATCAAATCTTGCATTAGTAAAATAAACCCTGCTTACACCTTCAGCAATATCATCTGTGTTAAGAACAATAACTCCTGTCTTTGCGTTTACAGATGTAACAGCATCAACAAATCCAAATGTACCTGTTGCACTATCATATGATAAACTGCCAGAGGCAGCAAATAATCCACGTATAGTACTATCTTCAATAGTTGCAAATTCAAAATTACCAGTTGAACTATTATAACTAAGTGCTCCATTGCCGGTTCCACTGTTGCTTGCACTAAAGTGGGCTCTTACTTCTGCCGCACTTGGACCTGTGTAGGTGATTACTCCAGTGCCGTTGTTATAACTTAAACTACCATCACCGCCTGCATCTGTAACGCTTATACTTGCTCGTGATCTTGCATCCGTAAACCACAGATTGGTTGGTGAACCATCTTCTGCAATATCATCTGTAACGAGCGTGATACTTCCATCTACTGTTGAACTTTTTGCATTTACCTCAAATGTTTTTGAATCTACGTAACTTTTATTAGTTGCTTGAGCAGTAGTTGTAGGTGTTGCGAGATTGTTAATGGTATTTGAATTCATGTTAATGGCGGCTTGCATTGCCTGTACACCACCAAGGTCTAAGAAGCCGCTGCCAATTTTATCTGAACGTTCTACATTGCTGTCAGTCAGACCAAGTCTTCGGCCTACATAACCTAACACTGCACTTTCTGTCGGTACAGTATCAGAAGCATTGTCAGTCATCGCATCATCAGTAGAAAATTCACTGATAGCAACACCACGTTTGAATCCAATACCATCCAAGTTTGAAAGAGCAATGCTTGCGGCGAAGGTAACAGTGCCAGTGCCTTGATCTACTTTGAAGAAATCCCCTACACGGAAATTACCATCTTGATCTGATGTAACAAAAAACACACGACCTTTGTTTTCCTCAACAACTTCTTTAGATTGGTCTGGAGAAATCTGTGGTGCACCATATATTTCTGCTGGATAGTTTGTGCTTTGGAAACTGCCACTACCGATGTCCAACATGTCATGACTAGTTGCTCTTAGTGTACTGATACCAACTGTAATGTCTGCGGCCTGTCCTGCTTGTGGACCGGCCCTAAATGTTACAGTATCTGAAAATGTGCTTAGATCTTTTGTTAAGCCAGGTGTTATATCTATTTCTGCATAGGCTGCACCTACTTCTACTTTATTTCTAAATGCTGTGATGCTGTGTATAGTACCATTAAATCCAAACTGATAGGGATTGCCTGCGGCTTGTGCAGCTTCTATTCTTGAACGCTCATTGTTGTCAAGATCGACTTCGAGTCTGACTGTTGTATCACCAACCTGTCCACTGCCAGGTACACTTCCTGCTGTGGTATCTACAACAGGTTTCACATAGTCATAGGTTTCGCGTAAAGTTACTTTTGCTGTGTTCGCAGGTAATCCTGCTGTGTCGTATGATAATACTCTATATACAGTATTTGGATCGTCTTGATATACCAATGCTGTGGAAGGGCGAGTAGGATTGACATCAATTACATTTCCAATTTTTATTACCTGTCCATTCCTAATAACAATATCGGTGTTATCAGGAACGTCAGTCTTCAATCCTGTCGTTGAAGTATCATTATTACCAGCACTGGCAATGTTTAACTGTATAACTCCAGGAGTGGCAGTTTCAGTGAATCCTGTAATTTCATATCTTACTATTTCAAATGTATCGCCATCTGCATTGGCAGCACCGTTGTGGTCAATTTCTATTTCGCTTACATTAAACGGTTCATAGGAGTATCCGTCAACAAACACCTGTAGGTCGCCTTCTTGATTGTTTGCCGCAAATGCACCTGCTGTGTTAACAGTGGCAATTTGAACTGAATTTTCAGAAAGATTGACTTCGTCAGAAGTTTCTAACGGGTCACTGCCTCTGGCAACAAGCGCAAAATCTCCGTATCCACAACTACCATTCAGACTGCGGATGTCTGCTCCATTTTCTGATAGGTATGCAATGTGACAATAGTATGTGAACACACTTACTGCTTCCGATCTTGCACCGTTGGTTACCCATAGTCCATATCCTAAATCATTGATTTGCGTAAAGTCATTGCTCAACATTGATATATTACCAGCTGTAAGAATCTCAATTTCAAGTGGTAAGGTAGGTAAAGGATCTCCACTGTTTACAATTTGATAGTAGGTAACGTCCCACGGTGTTGAAGTGTCCAACAGCACTCTGTATTGTCCTGCACTAACTCCTACAGTGTCAACTTTGTTTATTTGAAATCTTGTTCCGTCAACATAAAAACTTGTAGGTGCTTGAGGTTCTCTATCTACATTATCAATTATAATCTCTGTAGTTGAGTTTGCCTGCACTAATCTTGCATCAAGGTTGCCACAGAATCCATCTACAAACATACCGCCTGCGAAACTTACATCAGGTGCTTTTGATCTTGAAAAACTTGATGCTGTTTGTGTGTATGGTGAACGTGTTTTAATCTGTCCGACAGGATCAAGAACTTCCATGAATCCTCCATGCTGTTGCACAGTAAGGTTTCTAATAATAGTTGCATCATTCATCAAGAACACATCAAGTTCTTCGTTGTTCTTGGGTTGATTAAAGTTGTTGCCTCTAATGATTTCTGCTACGCCACCTACATAATTTGTTACAATAGTTTCAACTGCTGGTGTGCTTAAGATGTTGTTGATGTAAGTTGCAAGTTGATCAATACTGTCTGCTGTAGGAGTAACTTGATCTGCTGGAAGATACGCCGCCTGTCCATAGTAGGCTAATCCTGCGTTGAGTATTCCGTTGTATTCACCATACTCTAAATCAAAAACTAAACCGTCAATGATCAATCCTGCATCTCGTCTACACTTTGTTTCATTGTAATCTAAACTTGGATATGTAGAACTTATATAAGCGATGGTTTGATCTATCAAACTCTGTTTGTTGTTGCGAATGAGTTCTACTTCTGTTGTATAACCACCTTCATTAGCTATAAATGGATATATCCTTGAAGTGTAATCAGTTGTATAGTGTCTTCCAAAAGGTCTTGGTTCTACACCAGAGTACCCATCAAGATTAGCCGCATCTCTTTTGAATCCTATATCAGCATATGGACTGTTGCTCATTCCAGGTTGTGGTCTAATAATACTTCGTCTGAATTCATCACCTTTGATTGATGTGTTTACTGGAACCCTAATTGGAAAATGTTCATAGTAGATTCCTGTTTCTACAAAGATTGTAATTTCAGGAATGCTTTGAACTCCACTGACATATGGTGTGCTTGGTATTGCACTCCCAAATTTTAACTGTTCGCCTGTTTGGAATTCACCACTTTCAACATCAACAACCAATTGATCAGTCAATCCACCCGGAACATTATATTCTTCTATGATACCTATAGCACCCGAAGTTTGACCTATTACTCTAAAGCCACTGCGAAGTTCTGCTGTAGCATCAAGACTTGTCCCGCCATTTGTTATGTTTAAATTTTTGTATGGTGCATTATCTACTATGCTGTCAATAACACTTTTTTGTTGTCCTGAACCAGGGTCATAAGTGATATACTTTTGATAGGGACCTAATCCTTTTGCACCATTTTTGATTATTGCTTCTGCTTCGCGACACGCTCTGTTAAGTGTTTTAAATGCTGTGCCAGGTGTGCGACCACGTTTTTCTTTAAATGTGTCATCATCCTTGCCATTAGGTGATACATAAAGAACATTAGTAATACTGTTGAATGGTGATGAACCTAATAAGAAAAAATCACTACCGTCTGAATATTCAAGGGTGTTGGTTTCGTTGTTGTATCTAATTAATCCCGGTGTAGGTGCAGGCCTTGTTTTATTAGGATCTGCAAGTAATATAGATGTTACATTGCCATCGTCGTCTACAGTAATCTTATCATTAAAAGCAGGATTACCACCTTGGGTTTGTCCATCACCTACATAAAATACCTGTTGATCGGTGTCGTAGATGGCCTCTCCTTTGAGAGGTGTAAAGGCCTTACGATCTGCTGTTGGGCCTCTTCTAAATAATATACTGCCGTTTTCACTCATTATCAAACTCTATCAATGGACTATCTGGACCATATTCAACATTAGGGTCATAAGACGCTGTGCCGGCTTTTGGTATTGTGCCGCCGTCTAAGTATGCTTGTGGAGTTTGATTTACTGGACCGCCTTCAATATTTTGAAATGAAACATAGTTTGCAGGCGGTTTAATTAGGCCACCGTCAATGGCTGGTATAAAAAATATATTTCCTTTATCAAAAGGGGCACCTCTGTAAAATGGCATATCAAATAGTCTCCTACTTGATATTTATGCTAATTTACAGTGAGTCCTGTTGTCTTTTCTATGTACTGACTTGCCATTTCCTTTTCAGTCTTGGCCACGCAAATAATATTTTGCATGTTTAGTGTGAATTTGTTGTCATGCTTTACTGTAAACATGTAGGGTGCAAGTCCCATGCCCTGTTGTTGAACAACAAGCATTAATGGTTTCACGACTGTGATTTTGTCGCCGCTTTCTGCTTCAAGTCTTGCAACAACTTCTTCACCTGAGCTTAGTTTGATGCTGACGGTATCGCCAACAGTGTATGGTGCTTCTATTAACATTATAGTGTGTGTCCTGTTCCTGTGTAATTTGTATCTTCAATATATTTAACAAACTGTTCATATCCGCCTACTGGTTTGCCGCGCACCTTGATTTGTGGGAATGTTCTTGCAGTTGGAAATTGTTCAAACACTTGTTCTCGTTCAAAGTCTTTGCCAAGTTCTTTGTATGTGTATGCAAACTGTCTTGACTCACATAGTTGCTTTGCTTTCATGCAACTTGGACAAGCAGGCTTGCCCCATATTTCTATACTCATAATTTAAAGTCCTTTAGAGAGTCTGAACTAACATCTTGTTTGATGCCTCCAATGATATAGCTCTCGACCTCTGTTTCTTGTGGAGCAACTTGTAGTCCTGAAGAACTTAACCAATGTTGTGTCCACGGTAATGGGTTAGTATTAACTGGTGCATCAAATATTGTTTTATATCCAAGAGCTTTGAGTCGTCTGTTGGCAATGTATTCTACATATTGATATAGAAGTGTATCATTCAAACCAATAATAGATCCATCTTTGAACAAATAATTTGCCCAAGCCTTTTCTTCTGCGACACAAGTGCGCCACATCTCATAAACTTCTTCTTCACACTCTTTGGCAATAGATGCCATCTCTGGATCGTCTTTGCCTTGCAACCAATTCTTTAGGATGTGTGTTGACAGTGCAAGGTGTTGACTTTCATCTCGTGCAATAAGTGAAATAATCTTTGCTGAACCTTCCATAAGTTTAAGTTCACCAAAAGCAAATGTACAAGCAAAACTTACATAAAAACGTAGTCCTTCAAGAATGTTTACATTCATCATTGCAAGGTACATTTTCTTTTTCACATCACGCAGGCTACCTTTGCCTTGATGGAAATACATGTCCGATGCTTCTGTAAATGCATCATAATTTTTTGTTACACTAACAGCACGTTCAATAATTTTATCATCGTCAAGGATTGTGTCAAACACTTCTGCAGGATCTGCATATACATTTTTCATGATATGCGTATATGAACGCGAATGGATCGTTTCAAAAAAATCCCACGTTACAATGCAGCCTTCTAGCTCTGGTAAACTTACGTGTGGTAAAAATGCTAAACATGGACCACGGCCTTGAACTGAATCTAAAAGAGTTTGATATTTCAAATTACTTGTAAAGATATGCTTTTGCTCTGGACGGAAGTTAGCAAAGTCAGCACGATCTTTCTGCAAACTTACTTCTTCTGGACGCCAAAAGTATCCGAGCATGGTTTGATTTAATTTGTCAAACACAGGAAATTTGAATACGTCATATCTCTGCGTGTTTTGATCTTCTCCAAAAAACATATTCTGTTTAGTGAAGTCTACTTTTTCTCTGTTAAATACTGTTTTTGCCATTTGTGTATTCCTCTTTTCAAATATCTATGCAAGCATAACATTGTTATGCATCAGTGTCAACCTTAAATTGCACAGGCTTCGCAGTATTCCTCATACTCTTGGTCAGTCCCTGCGAATTCGGATCTTTCAAGAGGTTCTTGTTTTACTTCTTTTTCATCTACAATATCATCGTCTGACTTGTAATCATATGTGTTTTGATAGTACGAAGTCTTCCAACCCATCTTATATGTAGTTAGCAAATCTCGCAACATTACGCTCATAGGCACTTCATTTCCTTCAAAATGCGTAGGATTGTAACTCCAATTGCCGCTAATTGCTTGATCAAAAAACTTCTGCATAGCCGCTACAATATTAATATAACCTTCGTTACTTGGCATATCCCAAAGAAGCGTATAATGATTTTTCAATGTTTGATACTGTGGAACAATCTGCTTAAGAGGCCCTTTTTTGCTTTTCTTAACGGACAAGTATCCTCTAGGTGGTTCAATTCCGTTTGTTGCGTTAGACACAACGGAACTGCTCTCCGATGGCATTTGTGCGGACAGTGTTGAGTGCCGTAGTCCGTGCTGTTTAATCTGTTTGCGTAAAGTAGCCCAATCATAGTTTAATTTTTTAGGTAACACATCATCTATCTCTGATTTATATGTGTCAATAGGTAAAACTCCGTCTGCGTATTTAGTGCGGTTAAAATATTCACATGCTCCACGTTCTTCAGCAAGTGTGTTTGATGCTTTTAACAGATAGTATTGAAATGCTTCACTTAGATCATGTGTGAGCTTCCAAGCAGTCTTGTCATCATACTTGGCATGATTTTTTGCAAGATAATGTGCTAGTCCTATATAGCCAATACCTAAACTACGTCTTGCCTTTGTGGATATTTCTGCAGCTCGCACAGGATATTTTTGATAGTCAATAATTTCTTCTAGTGCTCGTACCGCAAGATCGCACAAATCCTCAAGGTCGTCTAAATGTCTAATCATACCTACGTTGATAGCACTAAGAATACACAGAGCAATTTCACCTTCTCCATCAATGTGTTGGATCGGCTGTGTTGGTAATGTAATCTCTTGGCACAAGTTACTCATATAAACTGTGTCTTTGAATGAACTGTGTGTATTGGCATGATCAACGTTCATTATGTAAATACGTCCTGTTTCTGCACGTTCTTTGATCAATGCACTAAACAGATCCATTGCTTTGATTTTCTTTTTGCGGATGCTTGTTGCACGTTCATATTTTTCGTACAGTTCTTTAAACTTGTCTTGATCAGAAAAGAATGAATCATATAAACCTGGTACATCATTTGGCGAGAAAAGAGTGATTTCACCGTCAGCAAGTAGACGCTCGTACATCAATTTGTTAAGTTGAATACTATAGTCTAGTTTGCGTACACGATTGTCTTCTGTACCTTTGTTATTTTTAAGCACAAGAATGTCTTCAATCTCATAATGCCAAAGCGGAAAATGAACAGTTGCACTACCGCCACGTACACCATTTTGTGTACAACAACGCACAGTTGATTCAAACTTTTTAAGGAATGGTATTATTCCTGTATGGGCGACTTCTCCGCCTCTGATTTTTGAGTTGACTGCTCTGATTCTACCTGAGTTAATTCCAATGCCAGCTCTTTGAGCTGTGTATCTACCGATGGCCATGTCTGACGAGAAAATCGAATTAAGTGTGTCATCGCTGTCAACGAGCACACAAGAGGCAAACTGGCGCACTGGAGTACGCACTCCTGCCATGACCGGCGTTGGGATATTGATTCTAAAAAGCGAGGTCGCATCGTAGTATCTCCTTACATAATATAATCTATCTTCTTTAGGATAATTTGCAAATAGTGTTGCTGCAATCATCATATACATGTACTGCGGTGTTTCAAAAATTTCTCCTGAACTTCTATCCTGACAAAGATACTTGTCAACAACCTGACGCAAGCCTGCATAGGTAAAGTTCTCATCACGTTTGTGATGCATGTATGTGTCAAGTCTATCAAGTTCCTCTTCAGTATAACTTTCAAGAATTGCAGGATCATATACACCGCGTTCAATGTTTATTTTGATCATGTCTTTGAGAGGAAGTGTTTTATATTCTCCGTGTACTTCTTTGTATGTTCCGTATAGCAACAAACGTGCCGCAGCATATTGATAGTTAGGATTTTCTAAACTAATTAGATCGTTTGCTGAACGTATAAGAATTTCTTGTATTTCTTGTGTACTCATGCCATCGTAAAACTGTATATTAGCATTCATTTCGATTTGGCTACTGCTTACTCCTGCTAAACCTTCACAGGCAAATTCTACTACCTTGTGAATTTTATCGATGTTTAGCTCTTCTTTGCTACCGTTACGCTTGATGATGTTAATATGATTTCCGTTTGACATTTCTTTCCTCTCTTTTAAGTATTAGTTATTTATTGGAGTGTTGGCATCACATACATTTTTTCGATTTGTAGAGTTGTGGATAACCCTGATCGAGTTGCTACACCATCATTCCAGCTTATGACGCTATCATCAATTAATAACAAATAAACAGTGCGGGATCTTTCCCTGTCTATACCAATATGTATCTCAAAATTTGACCCTTTAAAGCGTTCGGTTAACTGTAAAGAATAACACACACCTAGCACACTACAGAAGGTGCAGTACTGGTTTTCATATACAAGCTCCCAAGGATCTGGCCAAGTAGCATTATCCCATGGATCTGTATTAATACTTACTCTTGGGGCTTGATCATAGTAATCTATAGCAAATTGTATCGGATCCTCTGATTTTTCTAGAGTTTCGCGAAATTGGTTCCAAGAGGCTAACCTATCTTCATACTTCTGAATGTGAAACATTTAGATTGCGTCTGTTTTTTTGTTTTTAATTTTAAATTTCATTTCTGTGTCATCGTCACCTGGCATTGTACTAGTTACTTTAACAGAAATAGTTTCATTTGTCAAGTCCCCATCTTCATCCAAAATGTCTGCGCCAAAGGAAATTGAAGTTTCATATGTCACATCACCAGCATAATCATATGAATCGCTTATGGACACTGTGGCTGTTCCGTATGCATCCATAGTAATATTTAGAACACCTGAGCGTATCATCTCATAATTATTGCTAACCATTAGGTAATCTATATCAAAACTTTGGTTGGCTACAGCAGGAAGTCT